GAACGCGGTACATCTATGGAAAGCGCATTGGTAACGATGATATTGTTAATGGGGTTTCTGCGATAGGACAGTATGGGCCAAGTGCCACGACATTGTTGGTGTACAATATTGCAAATATGCCTCACGAAACCCAGGATGATCGAGAGGATTTGTACACAACGTTGCGGGAATGTGACCCTAAACACCGTGTTATTTTCGTGCTGCACAGCACACCGTTTCGTCCGTCTATTGCAACGCCAATGCAATGGGAGCCAGTTACATTGTTTCCCGACTGGAGCAAGTTTCGTGCTCAAGAGATTGTGGAAAAAGCAAACTTCCGTGCCGTCCATTCGTTTACACTCGAAACGCCGTGGTCACACTTATGCAGCGTGGTAGCAGAACGAGCAACGCCAGCGACAGATAAGCTGTTTCATGCGCTGGCTTTTGCGCCTGGACTACAAAAAGGAAGACATGCCGATAGACTTCGTGCGGTGCAAAAAAACTTTGATATATCCCCCTACATCCGAGAGTATGATATAGAGGAAGGGCACCCAGCGTGGTTCTTACAGGGCTACATTGATCTGCCCACAATCCGCAAGATTGCACGAAAGATGCGTGAGACAATGGGCTATGCCTTGGAAAATCCGGGTTGGTTGCCCGGCAATAGCAGCATTGTAACAGGCAGGTTGCGCAAAACAGCAGAACAGGCATAACATGTGCTGCCAGAACAATTACCAACCGAGAGCGCCAAAGCATACGCCGCGTTCGTGGCATACGCCGAAATGGGCAGCCAACGCAGCCTGGAGAAAGTATGCCAACAGTATGCCAAAAGCATACCAGTTCTTAAGCGATGGAGTGCACAACATCACTGGCAGGAGCGCGTCCGCCAGTACGACGCAGCCGTCCTGGAAGAGCACAACGCCGCCCTACGCGCAAAGCGTAACCAGGAGATCGAGCGATTACGACAGGATGCGCTCCTGGACGCCAAAACGTTGCGCCAGTTGGGGCGGGGGCTGTCGGCACGGCTTGGCGAAACGATCAAGGATATGAAGGCAGGGGACATCGAGCCGAAGCACGTTGCGTCACTCCTGCGCACGGTCGCGCAATCGCTGGAGGCTGCAACCGACATAGACGCGGCAGCACTTGGGGTAGATGAGGCACTAGAGCATGCCCGGAACACTGACACAACAGAGTAGGCGATGGCTGCGCCAGCAATGGCGGGTGCCACAACCGAACAGCGCCGCACCACAGGCGACGGGTGAGCACGTGCCTACCCCTCTGGAATGGGCGCGCAATGAGGCGATGCTTGTGCACCCGGTGCGCGGCCTGATACCCTTCGAGCCATACGACTATCAGGCGGCATACCTGGAAGCCTATGAGGAGCCGCGTCGGTTCGTGCTCAAGGCTCGCCAGATCGGTTTCTCTCAGGTGTTCGCAATCGAGGCGTTGTACACCGCTATTCACGACGCGCAAAGTACGGTGCTCCTGGTGAGCCGCAATCAGGCGCTCGCCGTCAACATGCTGCGCTATTGTTTCGTGGCCTATCACAACCTGAGGAACCCGCCTGCACTCCGCAAGCGAAACCAGAGCGAAATGGAGTTCGCGAATGGTTCGCGCATCCTCTCACTACCTGCCAATCCATCGGCGGGGCGTGGCTACGCTGCCAACATCGTCTATCTTGACGAATTCGCCTATGCTGCATATGACGAGGAGATCTATCAGTCCATCAGCCCGGCACTTGCTCAGGGCGGTCGCCTCGTCGTAGGCAGCACGCCGAACGGGCGCGGCAACCTGTTTAGCGAGTTGTATGGGCAGCAGAGCGGCTTTCATTACTTCGTGCATCCCTGGCACCATTGCCCACGCTACTACACGCCAGAAGAGCAGGCGGCGGGCGTACCACACGATCAGGCCGCGTGGTACCTTGAGGAGCGCCCGAAGTACACGAGCCAACAATGGGCGGCAGAATTCGAATGCGACTTCGTCATGTCCGGGCTGGCAGTGTTCAGCGAAGAGGGCATCGTCAATGCCACGCACGGCGCCGTAGGTGAGCAGCCATTTTACTCTGGCGGTCTGTATCTGTTGAGTGTAGACGTTGGACGCAGGCAGGATGCCACGGTCATCAACGTGTTCGACGTGTCGGTACAGCCCGTTCAGCGCGTCTATCACGAGCGCCTTGAGCGTCTGCCGTATCCGGTCATACAGCAGCACATAGAGCAGGCATGGAACCACTATCCTGGAAAACTCGTGATTGAAAGCAACGGCATCGGCGACCCGCTGATTGAAAACCTTGCCGTGCCCGCTGAGCCGTTTGTCACGAGCAGCAAAAGCAAGGTGCAGGCCATCCAGGCATTGCAATTGTTGCTTGAGCAGGGCACACTGAAGGCCGAATGGACAGAGCAGGAGCGTCGCGAACTGATGGGGTACCAGTGGGATGATCGCAATCTGGTGCAGGACTGCGTGATGAGTTTAGCGATAGGCGCGTATCATCTCACAGCGCACCCGCCAGTCGGCTATGTCATCAACTACACCGATGACATACCAGGGATATCGGGGTGGTGAGCAATGGCGGGTGCTTGCAAGTGCATGAGCGTTTGTGCTATGCTTGTGGTAGCGTTCTTTGTCGCTTGCCTGTGGCGGCACTGGAAACCACCACAAGCAAGCGTTTGCAACTCGGTGAATGGAGCACCAAGCTATGTCTAGTGTAACACAAGAAGCGAAGAAAAAATGCCCTCGCTGCGAAAAAGAAGGCCGCGACCCGATGCGGCCTGTATCGGAGTTCGAGCCGAATAAGTCAAAACGTGATGGGTTGCAGACGTATTGCCGCTCATGCAATCGTGTCTATGAACGGGAATACAGGGAAAAGCGCGCTGCCCGGAACGCGCAGCAGCAGCCGAACGTTAACCCACTAGCCACGTACACCGCCCCTGAAGAAACAACGCCGCCGATAACCGCAGAGCAAGCGGTGCAGGTGGTGGACGGTAAGCCGATGATTAACAGCCGGGATGTTGCGGCTATGTTTGATAAGCGGCATGATAATGTGTTGCGGGACATTGAAGAGATTGTTTCAAGAACAGATGGAGAAGACCGCCTCAATTTTGAGGCCGTTGAATACAAGGATGCCAAAGGCGAAAGCCGCCCTTGCTATCTCCTTACCAGGGACGGCTTCACCTTCACGGCTATGGGTTTCACAGGCGCAAAGGCAGATCAGTTCAAGTGGGCAATCATCCGCCGTATGAATGAACTTGAGATGCAAGTGCAGCAGCAGCCAGTGCAGCAGCAGCCCATCACGCCGCCCGTGGTGCAGCAGATAAACGATATTCATGGCACGGTCGTCAATCTTGACCAACGGGTTATGAATATTGAGCAAACCCTGGAAGGTGCAGAGCGCATTGAAGTGGCAAGGCATTATTCAGGTGGTGTGTACATTGCACGCATGGCTATCGAAGAGTTGAAAGACCCGCCTAAGATGCTTGCCCCACATATTACCTACTTCGAGCACCATTATAATCGTGGCTATGAATTGATATGTATTGGCAGGTTTAGTGGGCCGACCCCATACAAACGTATCCGAGAGCATCACGGTAAACTGCCATTGGGCGAATTTTCGCAACCCGTGCGGTTTTTTAACACAGACGAGCCTGGAAACGCAGAAACGTTTTTACGTAATCATGCACCGCGTGGGGCGGTTAAGGTGGGCGGGGTTGTGAAGTACAAAGATTGGTTTTTCGTTCTTCCGGAGGTTCTTGAGCGTGTCATTCAGACATGGCCCAAGCATATCCCGTATCATCGCTTGACCCTTGCTTGCAAAGGGTGGGAATTTAACTTGAACGCAATGGTAGAACAAACCACTTTGTTTTCGTTTATGGAGTGACCTGGTTATGAGCACGCTTGTATTGCCGAACGGCATGCCGTATCAACCGCAGCAGCCGACGAATGAGGGCGCGTACTTCGAGGCGCTCGCATCGCTTCTGGAAAGCCGCATCGGTGAGCTTGAGCTTGAGTTGTACGGCCCGGATGCGCGATGGGAGCAACTGCACGGCGGCGGCGATCAGTTTACCCGGCAATCTATCCAGGAAGTGGCAAACCTTGCCGAAGTGATGTACCTCAAGAACCCGCTCATTCAGCGGGGCATTAACATCAAAACCTTCTACACCTTCGGCCAGGGCGTGCAGGTGAGCGCGCCGAATGCTGAGAT